GTTGCAGTATATGTTATGATACCATCTCTATCTACAATCGATACTACTCGATTTGGTTGGAATGTTCCTCTATGTGCATCTGATATTGATACTGAGTATTGTTTGTTTGTTACATTTAAAGGTTCTACTTGATCAATAACTGCCTCTGCATCTATTTGATCAGGATTAGCTTCGTTATATTGAATGATTTTATCTGTATCTTTTGGTACACCACTAGACATGACAATATTCATTCTTCTGTCTTCAGCATAACTTGATTCTGAAGCGAATATTGTTTCGTCTATTGGATATTTTACTTCTGCATTTTGACCATACAGAATTCTCATTAAGAACTTAACTGAATCTGCTGTACCTTTTTGTTTGTAAAGTGAACCTATATTCTTGAGAGTTAGTCTTTTGTTTTGTGTATCTTTTAGATCGAGTGAAGGTATAAAATCTTTCTGAAAGTAATTCAGAAAAGTTTCGAGTGTTTGATCGATATCACCATAATCTAGCAATCTATTGTTTGCAATGATTTGGTTTTCTTTATATGTTTTGATAGTACCTGTTCTGTTACCATCTCGACCTGTGATTGTTTCACCAATAGCAAAACCTGATCCTGATATTGTATCAACGATCAAGACTTTGTTATTAATGACTTTAATTTTTGCTACTGACCCACTTGTACTTCCGTAGATGTATTCTCCTTCTACGAATGGGTTTGTTGAATCTTCTTGTAGTAGTTTTGCATCTGCAATATCTGGTGCAGTTGCATCTGTACCTTCTTCAAGAAGAAAGGCACCCGTAGCGATTTGGGTGCCTTCTTCGAATTGTACACCGTCTAATTCTTGAACCGTGTCTAGTGTAATTATTTCTGACTCAAGATATTCAAAGTATGATTCTAAAAACGCCTCGAATATAGGTGCTTCTTCCTTGATATGATCAGGAAGAAGTGAACCTATTCTCGGTGATAATCTATCTACTATGTGATCTTGATGTGCCATATTTAATTAACTATTACGCATCGACATCAACGATTTCGCTGTTAGCCGCATGTGAAGCATTGAACGAAGCAATTGGGTACCAAACTGATCCCATTCCTAGTAATACTACTGCATCACCTTCTGCTAATGAGATGTTGTTGTTTGATTGAGTACCAGTCCAGTTTGAAGCTGGAATATCAATTGTTACAAGTTCTGTTTCACCATCGTTAATTCTAACGATAATTTTCAATTGACCTTCGTGAGTAGGTGCTGACAAGTCCATGTCTACATTAGCTGAAGCACCAGTGATATCGATCTTAGAGATCATCTCTGTTGCTGAAATAGCTGTTGCAGTCTCGTCAAGTGCCTCTACATCATCAAATGCGATGAATGAAGGTACATTATTAAACAGTCTCTCCAAAGTCATTTTCTTATTGACTGGAGTTCCTGATGGGCTATCTACGATGTGAAGTAAATCACCTGCGTTGATATCGGCTTCATTTATTAGATTCAGCGCTGTTATTTTTTTATCTGCCATTTTAGTTTCCTCCTATAAAAACCAATTTAATGGGATGCTACTTACGGTAATTTCCGTAATCACTTTATACATATTAATAACTAGTACTTGATGTTGATGTGTAACCTACACCTGCACTAGATTCACCACTCGAAATGGTGTCAACTTCACCTATAACACTGATTCGTGAAACATCGATATCTACGAGTGAACCACGAAGAGCAACAACATCGTTGCCTGCTGGTATTAAGGTGAATTCGATTGAGGTATCTGAGTTTACTGTTGAAGCAATACTGATGGCGTCAATCGAAATCTCTCCTGAAGCATAGTCTATTGTACCTGCTTCTAAATCTTGTACTGATCTTACTCCGCTGACTAGAGTATATCTTCTGATATTACCCTTACCATCGTCATCGAAGTATTGAATGTCTGTAGTGTTTCCTTCTACATAGAAACCTGATGTGGTTGTTATACCACCTGAATCTGCATTATGACCTGAATGTGGATTATATAATGCATTACCAAAGTTCACTTTAAATCCTTCTTTAAAGTTTGGTTTAACTGTATGTTTTCTAGCAAGTCTTATGTTTGTAGTGTTTGATAAAATAGAATCTTCTGATTCATCAATTGCTTTAACTAGATTTGAATGTCTAAAGATTGCATCAAAGTTTGAAAGATTATCATCATCAAATTTGATAATTGCATTTCTAACTACAGCTTCGAGTTCACCCTTAGATAGTGTTGTTTCACCATCGTTGTATTTAAACACTGTAGATATGATAATTTTTACAAGTGTCGGGTCAACAATTACAGGTCTAACTGTAATCATATTAAGCTCGTTTAGTTTTCTTTGTACATCTGCTTTCTCTGTAGCAGATAAGTAATCTGAGTTTTGTGGTTTCAAAGATACAAAAACTTTTCCGTATTCTGGCGGATTATTATCTTCACCACCCCAAACTGCTACTGCATCGGCGTTTGGATAATATTCTTTTACTTTTGCTTTATAGTCATTCAATGTTACGAGTCTGTTTTGAGATGTGTAGAATTTTGTTGCTTTGAATTTGATTGACTCGATTGATTCTTTCTCTGCACCACCACTTGAGATTGATTGTGTTGTAATAGTTGCACTTGAGAATCCATTTACATTTTCTACTAACGAGAATATCTTAGCACCATCGGCATGGTTTTCATCGACTACAATATATGTAACATCAATGACATCACCATCTTTTAATCCTTTACCAAGAACACCATCACCAAAATACAACTCTAAGAAACCTTCTTCATTCTCTTGAGTATAATAAACTTTAGATGTTGCGAGTATTGATGATACATCTGTAGATAGTTTATAAGTCTCTGTAATGCCATTCGAAGTTACTGATACATTAATTCTTGCTCTATCTACTCTTTCATTAGACAATACAAATTTTGGATTCTTAACCTGTGTATCGAAAACAAAACTATCTGTTACATATGTACCTTGAACAAGATTGACATCGCTATATAAAAAATCTCCTGCTGATTCTGTAGGTGTAACTGACTTTTCTACAACATACTCGTATGTCACGCCATCAAATACTGTATTGAATCTATGACCTCTATTGATAATCATCTCTGTTGTTGTTGGTGTTGTACCATCAGGATTCAATATGTTTTTAAATTCAATATTGACTAAACTAGAAGATGCTTGTTCTGTAGCGGGTACGAATCCTAAATCTTTTGCACGAGATACTACATTCTTTCTAATTTGTGCTGAATCTAAAAATAGTTCTGAAGCTGCTATGTTTGTATTTACACCACTAATATGTGTTGCATATGCCAATGTGTCAATAAGAACTGACATAGTTGAACCTTCAAAATCATAGTCTTTAAATTTATCTTGACCTTTAAGGTATGTTTTTATATTTTCTGCGATTGCATCGAAATCTAAGTCCGTTGCATTTATATTTGAACTGTTTACTGCCATTATCGTACCCTTGTTACCGTGAATTCTGCTGATTGGCCTGATCTACCATTTCTGATACTATAGAAAATTTGTACATCAAGTCTGTTATCGTCTGTTAGTGGATTCAATCTTACGCTGACATTATAGACTCTAGGTTCTAGTCTCTCTATCATATTTACCATTTCTTTTTGAAATCTTTTTACCTTACGAGTAGAATCCAACTCGAAGAGCATACTTGTTACACCACCACCAAAGTTTGGTTTGAAAGGTCTCTCAAATTTATTTGTTAATACAATATTTCTGATTGATCTCTTGATAGCATCTGAATCTTTCTTAGTTGATATATCACCTGTAACAGGATGTGGTACTAAGAACATATCTAAATCTGAGTAGATATCTTTTACTGTATTTACTTTCGAGTTTGGTTTAATGTAGTCAGCCATTTAACTATTTATGCCGATTGTAATGATCGTTCCCATTTAATCACCGTAGAATTAGCACTAGCAGGTGTTACTCTGAGTCTGACATCTGATCCTGATATATCTGCTGAGAATGTTGCGAGTTCAGTCGAACCACCAGCAAACACGGTACCAAATTGTGAAATGTTCACATTTGTACCATCATGAATAATATGAATCTCTGTTACTTGATATTCTCCTGATGTTGCATCTGCAAGAACAATAGTATATCTACCACCCCTAATACTTGCATGAGCGAATGTATTTAATGTTACCGTTGTTGTTGCAGTTGTAGTAAGACCGCCAGAATTACCTGCATCGACACCCTCTGCTGTTATTGTAGCAAATACTAAGTTACCACCACCGTCAGTAGCGAGAACTTGGTTTGCACTGCCATCTGCTGTTGGTAATTTATACACCGTATTACCATTCGCATCAAGATATACAACTCTATTATTTTTTATTCCTAAATCTGCCATTTTAACTTATAGGTTTGGTTGTCTTACCAGGCCCTAATCCTGCTGTGTCTAAGTGAGTATGAGTACCAAGTGAAGGACCAACTCCAACTTTTGTCTTAATATCGCCATCGGCTGTTATCGTACTTGCGTTTGTTTGAGCACCAGTCACATGTAATGTTCCTGTTACTGTAGTATCTGATATAATTTCTGTAGTAGAATTACCTGTAATTGTGATCTTGCCTTCTGAAGTCACATCTGTTGTACCACCAATTGTTCCTGTTAGATTACCTTTTGTAATTGTTGAAGTAACATTACCCTCTGATATGGTTTCTGTTACATTCCCTTTTAATACATTAAGATCAACATTGCCTTGTCTGATCTCGATATTAACATTACCACTTTCTACCACAACATCTGCATTGCCACCAATATAGACCTTATCGTCTTTTGCTGTGACTTTAACATGGTCGTTTACTATTTGGTGAACTTCTGAACCATCTCTGTGTATCTCAACAAAGGTGCCTGATCTATGTTGTACTGCCAATCTCTCTGCACCTACAGAATCATCCATCTCTATCATGTGACCTGATTCTGTATGATGTACTTTGTTAAATGGATATAAAGACTTTCTTCCTGCCTCTTCTTTCCATACAGTTGGTTGATATAACTCTTCTAACTTAAGTTTGAATCCCTCTGGTAAATTATCTCTAATATCATAAACACCACCAGCTCTTGCAAATCTATTGAGATCGGATTCATCATAGTAATCAGATAGTGGATAATAAGGCGTTGTCTTAGAAGTTGGTTCTGTAATCGTGTTCTCTGTACCATCGTACTTGAGTTCGATTGATTCTGGTAATTGTGGTGATGTATCAAGTGCTAATGATAATGAGTTTGGTCTTTTGCCTGTTGGTGGGTTGAGACCATCAAGTGTGCCATCGTATTCACTTGCAGTTGCTCTTCGTGGGTCATTAAAACCTGCATCGACCGATCTATTAACTATTTCACCAGAAGGCGTTTCTTTATATCCCTTTTGAGATATACCCATGATAGAACCAAAGACAATAAAGTCTTGCATATCGTCATCACGATACATTCCAAAGACACTAGTGCCTTCTACAAGTCCATGTGAATGTCCAAATCCAGATAACGATGCACTTGATGATGGCATAATAACTTGAGACCATGGTAAGTCTGGTGTAGAGATAAACTGTTTGTTATCTGTATGAACACCATGTACACGAACTCTAACACGACCCACTCTTAATGGATCGTTTCGATCTTCTACTATGCCGTAATACCAATTAGTCATTTGGTCCTGTTGGCCCCTCATAGTCTTTCAATGCTTCTTGCTCTTTAATTAAACCTGCAAGACTTTCTTTTACACATTGAAGAACCATAGTGCCATCTCCTGATAATGGTGATACTATGTGATGTATCTTTGTAATTAAAAATCTTTGATCATCTAGTTCATCTACTTCGTTTTGTTCTAATGCGCCACCTGGCAATCTTAGAGTTACGATCATACCAGCAGATAAATCTGATCTGATTGGTATTGTAACTTTGTAAACATGAGAACTAAGATGATGTAACATACTATTTCTTTCTAATAGACCTGAATCTAGATATTCATTACCTATGAATTGACTTGTATCGTTTAATATAGCAGAATCGGAAAATGCGTTTGTATGATTCACTCTATAGATATGTTTAGCATCAAATATTTTATTCATAGGTTGTTCTGCGCCGATCTCACTGTAAGTTATATCATCTTCAGCAGTTAACATCTCTTCAGCTTGATGTACAATAATATCATCGTTTAATCTAACTGTAGGGAAACCACTCATGTGATTTTTACCTTTCTTATCGTAGTTTTCTCCTAGATCAAAGACAACATCTTTCTCTAATTTTCTAATCGGGTCATATGTCTTAAGTCTAGATGCATATGCACCTGTTGTCGTACCATGTAAAGTATCACCTTTCTTTTGTATTTCAAAATTTAAAATTTGTGTATTGATACCATCTGTTGGGTCATCAACATCAACATTCTCTGATTCTATTTTTTGATTTCTAGGTTCAGATGAAAACGGTATAATAAAATCCATATCACCACTTATCATTTTGTTTAGTGACATGAATCTAAAACCACCAACGAGAGATTGATAGAAGAACATGCTGTTTCTATACACTGCATTTTCTCCTAAGTTTGCGTTCTGTTTGATGTAGTCTATTAACTTTCTGATTGTCCAATTTGGACAAACTAACTGTTGATTCTCTGGTAATGATTCTTCCCAAAACTCTATGCCATTATTTTTAGGAAGTTTTTCAAATTGTGCATCTTTAAGAAGTGTTTGTAGGAGCATTTCGGAATATGACCCACGCAAAACTTTTGATAGTCTAGTTTGCGTAACTGTAAATAATTTAGGTTCACATATATGAAGTACATATGTATATCTACTGTCATGATTTAACATATCAGTAATCTTATATACTCTAAATGCCTTTTCTACTGCAAAGTCGCCTTCAGTAAATTCGCCTACACCTTGTTTTGTTCTGTATCTAATTGTGATGTGTTCTTGACCGAAGATTTTATATTTTCTGAATATGCCCATACCATCTAATATGGATATACGACCAGATAAAAATGGATTATCGATGCCTTCAAAGATGTCAATAGACACAGCAAGATTGGTTAAATCTATAACCTCACCTTCCTGATTGACAAGGGTGACGGAGTCTAAGGCGACTTCACCCGCTTTGAAATTTCCTTCACTCATGATAACATTATCTTCTCGAATCGTCTGACTATACCGTCAATCAATTCGGGTCTAATGACTTTGATCTTTCTCTTTTTTTCGTTCTCTTCTAATTCGTGGTCTAAAAATGTTACTTCAGAAAAACCTGTTGCAGTTGAGTTTCTTCTAATATCACCCTTTTTATATTCATATGTACCATCGATTCTGTTTTTGATTTGTGCTGGCATTTTAGTTATTGTTGGTATAAAAGTATCAACACCATCGATGACTTGATTTGTACCTCTTGATGCAGTTGATACATTCTCATTTGCTACAAATGGTTTTATTACATCGACACCTATTCTTTTGTGAGTCGGGTCTACTTCTATGATACGACCCTCACCTGATATACTTGTTATTTTTTCTCCTAAAAGAAACTTTTGTGTTGAAGATACTACATCTGTACTTTGATCAAAGACAAGATATTGTCCATGATATTTCTTATCAAGATACTTTCTAAATGTTTCTTGATCCATATGCCAGTCATAATAGTTTTCTAATTCGTTTACGAGAAAAAATGTCCAATGTAAATCTGGATTGCCGTATAACTTAGTTGCAACGATATCTGGTCTTTCACCATTTTGTATTTCATAGAATGTATAATCAACGATACTCTCTACGGCTTGTTGTTCTATCTTAGACTTTCTAAAAAAGTCTTTGATGAAGATTACTCGACCATCATTTAGTTTATACTTTATCTCTGGAAAGTTTTTAAAAAATTCTTTAGCCATTTTTATCCTGTCGGAGGTGGACCCTCTGCTCTATTATTTAATTCTTCACTACCAAATGAGTTAGTTCTTGAAGCAGAATCTAAGATACTGCCCCCACCA